GGTTAATTCCGACTTGCGCAAAGTGCCAGACCCACGCGAGGCTTTGGAGAAAGACCGCGACCAATTATGGGCCGAGGCGGTCATGCGATACAAGCAGGGCGAGACGTTGTATTTGCCTACCAACTTTGAAAAGGAGGCACGGGAGAGGCAGCGTAATTTCAATGACGATGCAGACGACCCACTGATAGAGCTTGTAGGACAGTTCCTTGACATGAAGTTGCCGCCAGACTGGGGTACTTACGATTTGGATAGGCGCAAAGCGTACATCAAGAACCCCGACCCGTTAGACGCTGAAGCAACGCAGATGCGTGAAAAGGTGTGCGTGGCGGAGGTCATTTGCGAGATGTTAGGACGGACACGAGACTGCAAGGAATACAAGTATCTTGCGAGAAAGGTAGGCAGGATTATAGACGGTATGCCTAACTGGGAGCGTGGCGGTGCGTCAAGGCACAGCGAAAGACTATATGGTGTTCAAAAGGTATTTATCCGACTTAATCAAAGCAACGATGATGACATATAATTACAGAGGTAACCGTATAAACGGCGTTTTTGTAATTAAAATGCTTGGTTACAATGAAACGGAAATAAATGTGAAGAAAATGAAACAACGTTTAACATTATATGTAGCTGTAACCAAAACACCAATATTCGGTTACGCTTTTAGTTATGCGTTAAACGGCTTGAATATTAAACGGTTATGCAATATTGTAACTGTGTAACCAAAATATTATAAAAATGGGTAGTAATATAGTTGTATATAGAAATATGGTATAAAAACACACATAACTCGTATGATGCACACATATACGCGTACACGCGCGTAGGTTACAAACATAAAAGAACATGAAGAAAGCAGTAACAAACATAATAAAACATTCCGAGGTTTCGGAAAAGGCGATAGAGCGTTACTTGACGGACAGCGTTAAGGAAATTGGCGGTGTGTGTCTGAAATATTCCAACCCCAACACGGTAGGCTACCCCGACAGGGTTTGCCTTATGCCTATGGGCGGTGTTATGTGGGTGGAGCTGAAGAGTAAAGGCAAAAAGCCCACGAAGCTGCAAGCGTTGAGGCATGAGGAGCTGGCGAGATTAGGGCATATTGTTTCAGTCGTTGATAGCAAGGCGAAAGTTGATGAGTTACTTAATGCTTGGAGGGCGGTATTATGAGATACAGACCTTACGAATATCAGAAAGTAGCCCTGCAATGGGTGTTGGAGCATCCGCGTTGCGGTTTGTTCCTTGATATGGGTTTGGGCAAGAGCGTGGTAACATTGACAGCCATACAGCAGCTTATTGACGATTGCGAGATTGGCAAGGTGCTGGTTGTCGCGCCTAAAAAGGTGGCTGAAACAACGTGGACTACAGAAGCCGACAAGTGGGAGCATATAAGCCTCAAAGTCGCAAAGGTGATAGGCACGGAGAAGCAGCGTAATTTGGCTTTGGCATCAAAGGCCGATGTATATGTGATAGGGCGAGACAGCTTTGTTTGGCTTGTGGGAAAATACGGAGGCTGTTTGCCTTTTGATATGTTGGTGATAGATGAGCTTACGAGTTTCAAGAGTTCAAAGAGCCAACGGTTTAAGGCTATGCGTATGACTACCCCGACAGTCAGGCGTGTTGTTGGATTGACAGGAACGCCCGCACCGAATGGGCTTATTGACTTATGGGCGCAGATGTATTGTATCGATATGGGAGAGCGGTTGGGCAGGTCTGTAACCAAATATCGTGAGACTTATTTTGAGACGCATAAATGGAACAACATCATTGTGCGTTGCGATGTGAAAAAAGGTTGCGACCAAATCATAAGAAGCAAGATTGCCGATGTATGTTTGTCAATGCAAGCGAAAGACTATCTGCAATTACCCGATATTCTGACGCACACGGTCAATGTGGTATTGTCTGATAGTATGATGAAGGCCTATACAAAGTTCGAGCGTGAAAAGGTGTTGGAGTTTGCGGAACTGCATACAGGCGAGGCGGCAAACGTATTGGCGAACAGCGCGGCAGGGCTTATGAATAAGTTAAGTCAGTTTGCCAACGGCGCGATATATGATGAGGACAAGAATGTGCATCCAGTCCACGATGACAAGTTAGATAAGTTGGCGGAAATTGTAGAAGCCGCCAACGGAAACAGTGTGTTGGTGTTCTATCAGTACAAGCATGATGTTAGCCGAATAATGAAGAAACTTAAAGGCTGCAAAGTTGAAGCATACGAGGGTGAGGCACAGCTACGAGATTGGAACGCCGGAAAGATAGATGTTTTGTTGGCACATCCAGCAAGCACGGCGTTTGGTCTGAATATGCAGCAAGGAGGGCATTACATAGTTTGGTTTGGCACTGGCTGGAATTTGGAGCTATATCAACAAGCCAATGCAAGGTTGCACAGGCAGGGGCAGCAGTACCCGGTGCAAGTGTACAGGCTTATATGCAGCGGCACTGTTGATGAGAGGGCGGCAGCGGCATTGGAGAGTAAAAAGGGCGTTCAACAAGGTTTGCTGGATAGTCTTAGATATTTGGTGCATAAACATAAAACAAGTATATAACAATGGCAAAGGATAAGGACTACAAACGATTGATACATACTGAAAAGTGGTTGCTGTTAAGGAGAGACAAATTAACGGCATACCCACTATGTGAACGTTGCCAAGCGCAGGGGAAAATAAGAGCAGCCACGGAGGTACACCACATAAAGCCAGTAGAGGACGGACTGACATACAGGGAAAAGGTGTTGCTTATGTTTGACAGCCACAACCTACAAGCCCTATGCCACGAATGCCACATAAAGACGCACACAGAGATGGGCAGAAGCGGCAAGGCACAGGCGAAGCGGCAAGCAAAGGAGCATCTGAAAAGGTTTGAAGATAAATTTTTGAAATGAGCAAAGGCGATGGCGAGGAGGCAAGGCCGGGGCCGATTTTTATTTTGGGGTGCACCCACGTTAAACCTCACACCCACCTTTCTTCTCACGCGGATTGCGGATTTGGGCTGTGGGGGATTGACCCGAAAGTAAGCCCCCACCGCGATTGACAAAATAAAAGACTAAAAAAATGGCACGACAGTTATTCAATTTCGGAGGCGACATAGGATTTGGCGGTTTTGGCAGTTTCGGCAACGAACAACCCACCACATCCGAGCCGTTGGAAGATGAAACCGTGGAAAACGCCGTAGGCGGCAAAAGAGCGCACAGGCGGACAAAGGAATGCACCGAGCTTTCGCAAAGGTTTGAGTATCGCAGGGCTTTTAGCGAAGTCAAGATGCTTGAGGCGATGAAGTATGTAAGGCTGCAAGACGGACACACCTACAACTTCATCACCGCAGGGGATGTTGACAGCCTGAGTTATCTTAAAGTCGTGCTTAACCAGCATGACTTGGATTTCGTACTTTGCTCCACGTGGTGCATGGCGGCAGAGGACATCTTGCAGTTGCAGCAATGGTACGATACAGGGCACATAAGGAAACTTGATATGTATCTGGGCGAGATATTTCCGGGCAGTTACAAAATAGAATGGGCAATGGTAAAGAAGTTCTACGAGGCACACCCCGAAGCAGGGCGCACGGCGGTGTTCAAGAACCACAGCAAGATTTACGCAGGATACAACGATGCCGACAATTTCTATTTCGGCATACAGACCAGTGCGAACATAAACACAAATCCGAGAACCGAGCAGGGCAGCATCACGATAGACAGGGGGCTGTTCGAGTTCTACAAAGAATATTTTGACGGCATAAAATCATTTGAAAAGTAGAGACATGGAAGAAATCAAGATAAAGTGCATCGACAATCTGAAAGCGGCGGGCGGCATTGTGTATGTCGCTTGCGAGAATACGGGCATCAGCAGAACCACTTACTACAAGTGGTACAAGAATGATGCGGAGTTCCGGCAAAGGATTGATGAGACGATAGAAGCCCAGATAGACTATGTGGAGAGCAAGCTAATGGCACTTATCAACAGCGGCGATACGACCGCCACGATATTCTACCTTAAGACCAAAGGAAAGAAGAGGGGGTGGAGCGAGAAAGTGCAACTGCAAGCCGTGCCGACAGCCGAGCAGCCGATAGAGGCGGCAACGCCTGATAGGTCATTGCCGATGCAGCCACAAGCCGCCATTGAGCAGGCAGACGGCAAGGATAAAGTAACGTTCACCAAGCGTATAAAGAACAAAAAGGACTACATTGTAAGGGTGTTGAAGAAACAAGGTAAGTACACCGCCGAGCTATCTATGCAGGTCAATGTGGTAGCCCAGTTGTTGGTTAGGACAGAGATTTTGGCTGATGAGATTTTCGATGAGAGCCACAGCGCGGTCAACATCGAAATTTCGCGAGAGGGCAACGAGCGTGAGAGCGTCAGCCCGAAAGAAAGGCTTTATCTGGACTATCTGGGGCAGAGCCAAAAGGCGTTAAGGGCTTTGGGCATGAATACGGACGCGAGGGAACGGAAAACCGACAACGACACTTTCAATGATTTTATCAGTGCTTTTAAGGATGATGAGCAATGACGGAGGAGGAAAAGGCGAGAGAGCGGCAATTTAAGTCCGATGTGGCGGAGCAGCTTATAAAAGACCGTCTCGACTATGCGGACAGATATGCTTATGCGCTTGCGGACACCGATAAGCGGATAGGCGATTATGTGTTTGGAGTGATAGACAACCCCGACAAGCATAATCTTTATGAGTTGTTGGCGGTCAGACGGTTTTTTGCATTGCTTGACTTGTACGAGTGGCGACCGAAGCGCGTTAAGCGGTTTTTCAAGTTCTATGAGACTTTGCGCTTTAATGGCACACACGGACGGACGCGCTATAAGCTGACACCAGTACAGGCTTTCCAGTTCGCTAACATATTCGGCTTTGTTGACGGCGAGGGGCGGAGGTTGTGCAGGACGGCGTACATATTCGTGCCGCGCAAGTTCAGCAAGACCACATCCGCAGCGTCATTGGCGGTTTACGATATGCTGTTTGGCGACAACAACGCACAGGCATACGTAGGAGCGAACAGTTACGAGCAGGCCAAGATATGCTTTGACGAGATACGCGCCATCATGCGAGATATAGACCCGGCAGAGAGGCATTTTAGGGTGAACCGAGAGAAAATCACCTTTAAGGACAGAGGGCGTGACAGTCTCATACGCTGTTTGACAGCCAACGCCAAAACGCAGGATGGTTTGTTTGCCTCACTCGTGATAATGGATGAGTACGCGCAGGCGAGGAACACGGCAGGAAAGAACGGAGCGGACTTGAAGAACGTGCTTACTACCTCTATGGGGCCGCGCCGCGAGCCGTTGACCGTGATAATAACCACCGCAAGCGATGTGATAGACGGCCCATTTGCGCACGAGTTGGAGGGAGTGCAAAAGGTGTTGAGGGGCGAAGCCGAGAACGACACGGTTTTTGCGTCCATATTCATGCCCGATGTTGACGATGCGGAGGACGACCCGGCAACGTGGGCAAAGGTGCAGCCCCATTTGGGCATTACCGTACAGTCCGATTTCTACGAAAAGGAATACAAGGAGGCGCAACTATCAGCAGAGAATATGCTGGCTTTTCGCACGAAATTACTTAATCTTTTCACGATAAACACGGAAAAAACGTGGTTTACTTACGAAAAAGCAAAAGAATTGGTCGGCGATTTCGACATAGACCACGTTACGGGGCATCCCGATTGCGCCGTTGCCTTTGACCTTTCCGTTCACGATGATTTCAGTGCGGTTACATATACACTCTATGCCAAAGACAGCAAGCGGTTTTATTCGCACACGGACTATTACTTTCCGATAGGGGCGTTGCACGGACACCCCAACGAACAGCTTTACAGGATGTGGAACGAGGCGGGGCATTTGAAATTCTGCAATGGCAACAGGATTGACGTGCGCATGATTGCGGATGATATATTGCGGCGGTCAAAGGTGCTTAACATCATACGTATTGGCTACGATGCGTGGAAAGCAAAGGACATGGTAAATATCCTTATCGCGGCAGGAGCGGCGGGAGTGCTTTTGCCTTACAGCCAGACTTACGGCAACTTCAACTTGCCCGTTGAGAGTTTAGAGATGTTGGCATACGAAGAGCCCCCGCGCATCACGCTTAACGACAATCCGATAAACGTTTATTGCCTTACTAACTGTATGATTGACGAAGACCATTTGGAGAACAAGAAGCCGTTGAAGATTTCGCAGTACAAGAAGATTGACGGAACGATAACACTGTTAATGACTTTGGGGCTGCTCTATTCATACGAGCGATGAAAACTCAAAGTTAAATAATATATAAAAAACTGAAATTCTACCACAATGTACCATAATGTGCCATAATGTACCAAAAGCCTTTTTTTTAGGTTGGATAAAGGCCGTAACTTTGGGAAAAATATAGCCGTTATGGGATTTTGGGATAGGCTCTTAAACATATTCAGACGTGGCGCGGCCTCGACAGACACGCAAGAGGCCGCGCCGTCAGTCGTGCGCACAGGCGGCTATGCGGACTTGTTTTATGGCGGTGCAAGCACGGCGTTGTCCGTTGCCACCGTTTACCGTTGCGTAAAGCTGTTGAGCGAGAGCGTGGCGAACTTGCCCTTGCAATATATGCGACTGAAAGACGGCGTTTTCGTGGAGGACACAAACAGCCGTCTGCATTATCTTCTTACCGTGCAGCCCGATTACGCCATGAGTGCCTTTGATTTCTGGGCGCAGACCGTTGAGAACGTGTTGTTGGAGGGCAACGCCTATATCGTGCCGGTCTATAACAGTGCCACGATGGAAATAGACCGTCTGGCACTCTGTAAGAGGGGAACGGTCACACATGACATCTACAATGACACGTATTCGGTCAGCGATATAGTGAACGGCATTTATGGCGTGTATCGCGAGAACGAGATTATACACATCAAAAGCACTTCCATTGATGGAAAGCACGGTATTAGCGTGTTGGCGTATGCGCGGCTCACGTTGAGCATAGGGGCGAGCGGCGACAAAGAGACGCTAAACCGCTTTCAGAACGGCGGCAACGTGCGCGGCATAATCAGCAACGGAAACAGTGTCACGGGCTTTGGGGAATACCAAGACGCGCAACTGGAAAAGACGGCGGCGAGCGTTGACGACAAGTTCAGTGGCGG